AGCTTCATCTACATTTGTTGCAGTACCTGATGGTGGAAAAGTAATAAAAATTATTACTGCTTTACAAGGTGCAATAACAAATGCGAATGCTGCATTAACTTTTGAAATCGGTGGAACTGCTATGACAGGATCTGCAATAACTGTTGCACATTCAGGTTCAGCAGCTGGAACTGTAGATTCGTCTGCACCTTCAGCAGCTAACGATGTACTTGAAGATGGCACTATTGAAATCATTACAGATGGTGGATCTACTGGCACTAAGAAGTGTCTTGTTACATTCGTAGTAAGAAGATAATAAATTAATATTGGGGAGAGCAATCTCCCCTAATAATCAAATAAAGGAAATACAAATGCATATAGCAATGAGACCAGTTACAACTGTAAAACTTGCTTCAGGTGGTTCATCTTCACAGACTGCTGCTTTTGAAGCTAACATAGAATACGTTAGAGTAATATCTGATGCAGATGTTCATGTAGAATTTGGAGTTAATCCAACTGCAACATCATCTAAAATATTTTTAGAAGCAAAAAGTTATGAATATTTTAAAGTTTCACCTGGAGAAAAATTAGCTGCCATTGGTTCTGCCAATGTTTACGTAACTACACTAAGTGAATAATGTCTATATTAAGAGATCAGGAATCTGACGGAACTAAATATTTCGTAGAATCTGATGGAAAAATAACAGTTAAAAGATCACAAGATATTAATCCTATTCTACAAAAGAATAAAAGATTATATAATCTTAATGATGGTTATTCTCAAACAAAAGATATTAAACGTGTAGCTAGTATTCCAACTATGGTTTTAGAACTATGGGCTAGAGAATATAATGGAACTAATAATTGGTGGCAAATACCAAAAGTAGAAAGAACAAAAATTTTAAAGTTAAAATTAAACAGTAGCGAGTATCGTTACTTTAGAACAGCATCAGGAAGAATGTAATGGCATTATCAACATATACAGAACTTAAATCATCAATAGCAAATTTCTTAAATAGATCAGATTTAACAACTGAGATACAAGATGATTTTATAAAACTTACTGAAGCTGATTTTAATGCTAAGCTACGTATAAGACAGATGGAACAGAATGATGATGTAACTATTAACGCAGAATTAGTTACTGTACCAACAGGTTTTATTGGTGCTAGATCATTTCATATATTATCAGGTGGTACTAAATATCATTTGGAATATATAACTCCAGGAAATTTATTTGAAATAAAAGGAGGTTCGACTTCAGGTATGCCTAGAACGTATACTATAGAGTCAGATAATGGTACTGAAAGTTTTAGATTCGCACCCCAACCTGATACGAGTTATACTGGTAAGCTACAATATTATAAAGCTTTTACTGCTTTGTCTGATAGCGATACCTCTAACTATATTTTGGCAAGTCATCCATCTATCTATTTATATGGGTCGTTATATCATGCCAGTAATTTTATCGGTGGGATCGACCCTAACCAAACGCAACAATGGCTAGGTATGTATTCAGCAGCTCTCGAGAGATGTGAGAATAATGACAAACAAGATTCATATGGTTCTGCACCTGTTGTTCAAAGAACAGATGTAAGTACAGATCTATCATTTTATAGGAGAAAATAATGCAGATACCTTTTGGTGAATGGTTACCTGATCAACCTGAACATGGTAAACAAGGAGCTAACGTAGCAACTAATGTATACTATGCATTAAATTCTTATAAAAGATTTCCTTCATTAGTACAATATAGTTCTAATAATATTGGAGCTGATGCTAGAGGTGGAGGATCATTTAGAGATAATGCAGGTAATGTATTTAATTTTGTTGCTAAGAATACAGATATATATCAATTAGCTTCAGGAGCATTTACTTCTAGAAAAGGATCTCTTACAGGAACTAATACTGATTATTGGACATTTACACAATTTGGTAATTATATTATTGCAAGTAATGGTGTAGATGCACCTCAATATTATTTAATGGGAACATCAACTAATTTTGCTAATCTTTCAGCAATACAAACAGCAGGTACTGTTCCAACATTTAGAGTTTCAGGAGTTATAAGAGATTTCTTAGTAACAGGAAACCAACCAACAAATCAAAATAGAATACAATGGTCTGGAATCAATGATATTACTACTTGGTTATCAGGAACTAAACAAGCTGATCAACAAGATCTTCCAGGATCAGGTGGTGAAATTGTGGCTATAACATCAGGTGAGTATGGCTATGTATTTAGACAAAACCAAATCATTCGTATGGATTATGTTGGTGGAGCAACTGTATTTAGATTATCTGTAATATCTCCTAATAGAGGAGCTATATATGGCAAAACTGTAGCACAAGATAATAGACGAGTATTCTTTTATGCTGATGATGGATTTTATGAAATTCAAGGTGATAACCTTATTTCAATAGGTGCTGAAAAAGTTAATAGATTTTTTGATCTAGATCTTAATAAAGCATTCTCTGATAGAATATGTGCAGCTGTAGATCCATTTAACCAATTAGTTATGTGGCTTTATCCTTCAGCTTCTAATGCATCTAACACATCAGGAATATGTGATAAGCTTATTATCTACAATTATGCTACTAAAAAATGGTCATTAGCTGAGACTAATGCTAGTTTTATATTTAGTCAGTTTGTAGGTGCTTATACTGTAGAGCTTATGGACACTATATCTGAAAACTTAGAAAGTATAAATATTGCTTTAGATACTGACTTTTGGTCAGGTGGACAGAAGTTTTTAGGAGCTATAAATAACTCTTACAATGCTGCAATTTTTAGTGGAACTCAAAATGAATCTGAGATAGAGACTTCTGAAATAGAAGTATTTCCTGGACATAGAGCATCTATTACAGGAATAAGACCAATTGTTGATGCTGAAGCTACAGTAACAGTTAAGACTAGAAATAGATTAGCAGATGCAAAAGTAGAATCTACTTCATCAACAATGACATCTAATGGTATCAATCCTATAAGACAATCAGGAAGATACTTTAGAGCAAATGTTAAAGTACCAAGTGGTAAGACTTTTAGTCATGGACAAGGGATTGATATTACTGCTGTTAAAGCAGGGTTAAGATGACAGATAAAACAGATATAGATAACGTAAGATATAGTTTCGAAACACAAGAATTTTTTCAAAGACAAATTGAAGAAGCAATTAACACATTAATTAATGAAAAGAATACTGAAAATAACAAAGCATATGCTTGGTTTATAGGAGAATAGATGGCAGGTATAAAAGATTATAGCACAACAGCAGGTAATAATACATCCGTAGGAGGTGTGTCTATTGCAGAAGGTATGTTGCCTTCAAATATTAATAACGCATTTAGAGCTGTTACTGCTGATATGAGAGAGTGGTACAATGATGCCCAATGGGTTATCTATGGCGATGGTGATGGTTCACATACATTTGCTTATGCAAGTGGTACATCATTTACAGTAAATGGTGCAGACGTAACTGCCCATTATCATGCAGGACGTAGAGTAAAAGCAGTAGGTTCTTCTACTGGAACAATTTATGGTACAATAGCTAGTACATCTTTTTCAACAAACACAACAGTTAATGTAACTTGGGATTCAGGTTCTTTATCAAGTGAAACATTAGTTATTCATTTAGCTATATTAACTCAAACAAATAATTCATTACCAACAAATAGTATTGATTCTTCTAATTTAAAAACTAATTCAGTTACAACAGCAAAAGTTACAGACGCAAATATTACTGCTGCTAAACTAGCATCTAATGCAGTAGAAGCTGCTAAGATAAATGCTTCAGCTGTTACTGGAAGTAAAATTGCAGGTGATGCTATTGATTCATCAAAAATTGCAGACAATGCAATTAATAGTGAACATTATACAGACGGATCTATTGATACTGTACATATTGCAGACTCACAAGTTACTTCAGATAAAATAGCTGATGACGCAGTTACTGCTAGTAAAATAGCAGACGCAGTTTTAGTAACATCTTCTGAACATGCTGCACACACTCCTGATGAAGTTACAATATTAACAACAGCTGGTTCAGATGCTAGATATTTTAGACAAGATTCAAGCGAAACAATTGCATCAGGTGATTCATGGTCAGCTGGAGATACAAAAGTAGCAACAACTGCTGCTATTGATGCAAGAGTTATAGACTTAGTAGATGATGTTGGAGGATTTGTTCCAATAGCAAATGAAACAAGTTTCCCTAATACTAACCCTGATGTTAATAATGGAGCAGGAACTATTGTTAGTGTAGCTACTTTAGGTAGTACACATACAGCAAATGGTTCAGGTGTTGTATCTATATCCAATGGAACTGTAGGAAATTCTACAGTAACAATAAATGGTTGTGGAGCTGGTGCTTCTTTAACAGCAGGTTTTGGAATTTTAGTAGAAACAACTTCTACATTAAACACATATACATTTCATAGGTTAGTACCAAAAGCTACAGAAGTTACAACAGTAGCAGGTAAAGCTACTGAAATTGGTAGATTAGGAACTGCTGATGCAATATCAGATATGAATACGTTAGGTACAGCAGATGTTGTATCTGACATGAATACACTTGCAGCAGTAAGTGGATTAAGTACTTTAGCATCAAATTCAGCTAATGTTACAACTGTTGCAAACAATGTAACTGGTGTTAATAGTTTTGCTGAAAGATATAGAGTAGAATCTTCTGCTCCTACATCTAGTTTAAATGTTGGTGATTTGTATTTTGATACAAGTGCTAACGAATTAAAAGTTTATAAGTCATCAGGTTGGAGTGCTGCTGGTTCTACAGTTAATGGAACATCAGCAAGATTTACTTACAACATTACAGGAACACCTAGTAGTGTAACAGGTTCAGATGCAAATGGTAATACCCTTGCATATGATGCAGGATTTGCTGATGTATATTTAAATGGTGTAAGATTATCTTCATCTGATATTACAATTACTTCAGGTACATCAGTAGTATTTGCAAGTGCTTTAGCAGATGGCGATGTCGTTGATGTCGTAGGTTATGGTACATTTAACGTAGCTGCAATAGCTGGTACATCTATTACATCAGGCACAATTAATGATGCTAGACTTCCAACAACAATGGCAGGTAAAACATTAACAACTGCTAATGTTACAACAGTTTATAATGGTTTAGTAGCTAGTGGAGATGGTAGTTCTAATGCTGGTCAAATACAATTAAATTGTCATGCTAATACACATGGTGTTAAAATTAAATCACCTCCACATAGTGCAGGTCAATCTTATACATTAACTTTACCATCAAGTATTACTAATGGTTATTATTTAAAAACAGATGGTTCAGGTAACTTATCTTTTGCAGAAGTACCTTCACCTACAGTACCAACAGTAGCAGATGTATCTCAAACAATTGCTCCAGCTTCAGCAACTTCAATAAATATTACAGGAACAAATTTTAGTGGAATACCAATAGTACAATTTATTAAATCAGACACAGGAGCTATTACATCTTCTAATACAGTTAGTTTAACAAATGCTACAACACTTGCAGTTAATGTAACTTTAGCATCAGGATCTTATTATGTTAGAATAGAATTAGAAAATGGTAGAGCTGCAAGAAGTACAAAC